TAGAAACCGTGAGGTTTCACCTATAAGCCGTGGGCTCAAGGTGTGAAGCACTTAATTGTGTAACGCGATACTTTGGGTTTAGCGTGACTTTCCACCACGCTTCCTTCCACGCATGCAACTGGCGCGGCATTCGTCGTACCAGAGTTCCTTCGGAGTAAAAGCTATGCCATTACCCCCCCCAAGCGAAAACGTAACCTACTCTACTCGCCTATCCACGTATTCAGGTAGATATCCCGGCTCTTATAGCGGGCCTATGACCTCAAATACGCGGCAATGGTGGGACGAAATATGGTATATACGTCAACGTAACTGGGTTAGGGTTCCGAAGGGTTATAGGCATCTAACCAACCCGTACACGACGTTCGTGTATCAGGCTGATACGCCGGGCCAGTTTTTGTTTCGCTATGATCTGTGGGTGTATTATAACCCTGAGTCGGCGAACCATAACTACATGGGCGGCGATCTAGCCTTGATGGGCGATGTGTCTGGCTGGTTAGCGACCAAGGTAACGGTGTCGAGCACGCATCCGCTGTTGACGGCTGCCCGCAACTCTGTTCTAAAACAAGCTGCGGGTGCTAAATTTAACAGTGCTCTGTTCGCCGCTGAAGCTGGTAAAACGTTGGATTTGCTGACTACTAATGCGACAAAAATCGCAAGGAGCTTCCGTGAAATCCGAAACGGACGCATCCTACGTCGGCCCCTGAAAGAAACCATTCGAAGAGCAATGCTAGCCATTGGGCTAGTCCACTCTAAGAAATGGGATCCTAAGGCGTCCTACGCGTCGCAGTGGCTTGAATACCGGTACGGTGTCGAGACACTGATGAGCGATGTACGCGACGCCGCTGAATTTGCGGCTAGCAAAGCATCGGACCACCCTGAGCGTCTTTCCTGGACCTCCACGAAGAAGGAGAGTTCAGCTGTTACAACCGACGTTGCTACTGGGTGGGGGCTTCTTGCCCCTTCCTATCAAGGTGACATCGTTAATGACCCGATCCGGGTCTACCAAGACGTGACCACGGCGAAAGCCTGGCTCGTGGCGGAATTGGGTGTAGCAGGATACCGCACAATGCAACAACTGGGATTCGCTAACCCAGTAGGACTTGCATGGGAGTTAATTCCATTCTCGTTCGTTGCTGATTGGGCACTAGGTATCGGTCAGTATTTAGATCTTCAGACCTCCTTGTGGGGTTTGCGGGTCATCGACGCAGGGTATTCACTCCAGCGTGATGGCTACGTTGAGGTGAAAGCGGATATCAAAACGCCAGGCGGTCTTTTCTGGAACCCGGATTGGACTGGGGCCCAAAGTCGATCAGCCAGAGCGTCGCGATATCAACGGTGGGCGTGGGTAAATCCCTCGCCTGAGTATACACTCGGGAGCGGTCTTAATTTTAAGCGCGCGGCTGACGTCGCTGCGTTAATTGTAAGTTATGCTCGCCGATAACCAACTGCTTGGAGAACCAAGATGTCAGTAATTACTGCAATGTCCATCGGTGGTCTTTCGCACACCGATGGTGTCACGGCTGTCAATCACACCTTTACAAGGGAAGCTCACGTCCCTAACGGGATTAAGCTGCGTGATACGTCTCAGCCGGACTATAGCCTCGCCCCAAGACTCACCTTCACCGCCAAACCTCCGACGGCGCAAGGTAAGGTCCTCCGGGAGAAGACTGTTATGACGATCCCCTACAAGGATCCCGTGACTGGTCTGTTGGCCGGGACGATTACTCGAACCATCGAGGACATCATACCGGTAGCGGCGCCTGTGAACGTCCGGAAGGACGCTGCGACCTGCTTCACCAGCTTGGCCGCAAACTCTGTCGTTAGGTCCATGATCATGGATCTTGACTTCGCCACGTAACATCCCACAAGGAGACTATCGTGGATCAACTCTTTTGCTCACGTGAGCGTAGAGAAAGAGCTAGGCAGTTTGCCGCTCTGAGACTGTCGCCGGAACAACTCGGCGCTGTTCTTACCTCCTTCCTCGACGATTCTTCGCCGATTCAACAAACGGTTAAGGATTGCGTTCTTCGCGGTGACTATATGTCACTGGTCAAGCTCAGCGTGGACCCTCGGGACTACACTGACCCAGAGGAGTATTTCTGGGATCGTCAGGCTACTGAGCTGCTCCGGAAGTATCCCTTTCGAGGGATGGAGCTTTCCGCGGAGAGCGCTGCCAAGTCAACATTTCTTAAAGCCGAAGAGGCTTGTCGTCTGACTAACCAACGATTTACCGCATCTGCAGTACATTTGTACTCAGAGTCTGAGCGAGCACTGATAAAACATGCTGGCCGACATATACGGTACATCTTAGGTACGTTCGACGCCAATGAGATGTTGAATGAAGCGCGTCATGGCCCGGGTACTTGCCTCGAACTTGAAGCCTTAGGGCTCCAAGGCCGCGGTTATGTAGGTAGTGAGTTTAAATTTGAGTCTAAAATCTCACTCACTCCTAACCTAGTGCCTCTGGCAAGTCGGGTGCTCTCCGAGTACCCACTTTGGGATGTTGCGAGTATCGCAGCCCACGGAGCTCATCGCTTCGAGCCAGTGGAGGGTAACCGAATCACCACTGTACCAAAAACTGCCGTTACCGACAGGGTTATTGCTATCGAACCGATGCTGAATGTTTTCCTTCAGCTAGGAATCGGTGGAATGATTCGTCGTCGGCTCGGATCCCGTGGAGGTTTTAATCTCGACGAGAGTTGGAGGCGTAATCAGGAACTTGCCCGTCTTGGGTCGATCAATGGGAGTTATTCCACAATTGACCTCTCGTCGGCGAGCGACATGATAGCTTACAATGTAGTTGGGACCCTCCTTCCAAGGGATTGGTTCCGAGCACTGGAGTTCGTGAGATCTCCAGTCGGTAGTATCCGCATCGGTGGTCGTAATCAGACCATCGTTTACGAGAAGTTCTCCAGTATGGGCAATGGTGCCACCTTCGAGCTCGAGACCCTGATATTCTGGGCCATTTGTCGAGCGTGTGGAGTTCCATTAAAGGATTTAGCCGTTTTTGGTGACGATATCGTTGTTCCGACAGCGTACTCCGAACCAGTCCTTTCCGCCCTCAGGTTCTTCGGCTTTGAGCCAAACCTGAAAAAGACGTTCACTACTGGACCCTTCCGCGAATCTTGCGGCAAGGACTACTTCCTCGGGCGGGATGTACGCCCCTTGTATCTAACTAAGGAAGTTGATAATGGACAAAAACTTGTCAACTTCGCGAATGCGGTGCGTGATCTTGGTGTACGGCGTAATCAGGCTGCTGGTTTTACTAATAGCAGTGCTGATATTCGTTTATCACCCGGATGGCACTATCTTTTGGGATGCATTCCAAAGAATATTCGCGATGTTATAAGCTCTCCGCCCTACACAGCTTTTGGGTTGTGGAAGGGCGGTTTGTCGCATGTCACGTCACCATCTGGGGAATACTTACCCCGATGGATGATTTATCCCGTCCCCAAAAAGGCGGGAGTTTCTTTCGTTGGACTAGGCCTCCTAGCTGCGCGCCTTTCAAGCGTAGCGGTAACGACGTGGAAGAGGAAACCCTGGGAAGGGCCCTTTTCCTTTAGAGTCGAGGAGGGCATTGGTGGCGGGAACTCAAGCATCCAGGCCGGACAAGTGCGATGGAACATGCGCTTGTCGGTCGACACCGGGTGTCTGAGTGAGTGGGGTGGCTGGGCCTAACAGGCCCACCACTTTCGCGCTTGGTAAGCGCTGAGCGGGCAACAAGAAGGGGAC